TCGGTCTGGCTATCGCCGTCGATCTCCTCGCGATCGCTGTAGGTAAGTTGGCCAAGCTCGATTGGCAGCAGCTCGCCAAGGGTCTCACAGGCACAGCGGTGCTTCTGGGCTCGTTGGCGCTGTTCACCAGGTTCTCAGGTGCAAATGTCGGCGGCGGAGCAAGCCTCATCTTGCTTGCGGCTGCTATCAACATTCTCGTCAACGCCGTTCAGGACATGGCGGGAATGAGCTGGGGTGAGATCGCTAAGGGCCTCACAGGTACCGCAGCGCTGCTCACTGCTTTGGCTCTCTTCACCAAGCTCTCGGCTGCAAACAAGGGCGGTATCGCCCAAGGAGCAGGTCTTATTCTGCTCGCAGTAGCTATCAAGATCCTAGCTAATGCTCTTGCTGATCTCGGCTCTATGTCGTGGGTTCAGCTGGCCAAGGGTCTTGTGGCGATGGGTGTTGGGCTCGCTCTCATGGGTGCGGCTCTCGCTCTTATTCCACCCACATCGGTATTCTCTGCCGCGGCTGTATTGGTGGTAGCTGCTTCGCTAGGGCTCATCGCCAAGGCTCTCGGACAGATGGGTGGAATGTCGTGGAGTGAAATCGCCAAGAGTCTTGTGCTCTTGGCTGCTTCGCTGGCGATTCTCGCTGGTGCGCTATATTTGATGACTGCGGCACTTCCGGGTGCAGCGGCATTGATCGTAGCTGCCGGCGCACTGATGATCCTGGCTCCTGCACTCCAAGCCATGGGCGACATGAAGTGGTCGGAGATCGCTAAGGCTCTCGTAGTCTTGGCTGCTTCGCTAGTCATTATCGCTGCGGCTACAACCGCAATGATTCTGGCTCTACCAGGCGCTGCGGCTTTGGTCGTGGTTGCTGCCGCTCTCAGGGTCCTTGTTCCGGTGCTTCAGGCACTCGGAGCCATGTCTCTGGGCGAAATCGGTAAGGCGCTCCTGGCTCTTGCTGGAGTGTTCCTGGTACTCGGTGTGGCTGGTTTGGTACTGACTCCACTGACGCCAATCTTGATCGGTCTGGGCATCGCTATCACCCTGATGGGTGTTGGCATGCTTGCTGCCGGCGCAGGAATGCTGCTGTTTGCTACTGGTTTGGGACTGCTCGCGGTTTCCGGAGCAGCAGCGATCGGCGTCATCGTCGGCGCGGTAAGGACGGTTCTGAACTTCCTTCCCGAGATCGCCACGAAACTCGGTGCCTTCATCGTTGCGTTTGCTAACGCAGTCGCGAAGGCTGGACCTGCTTTGATCAACGCGATTGTTGCTTTGCTGCTGGCATTCTTGGCTGCAATCAACAAGCTCGCACCCAGGATCGTTTCGACCTTGGGTAAGATGCTCCAGCTCATGCTGGGCGCAATGGTCAAGTATATTCCGATGATGGCCAACGCAGCTTTGCAGATCCTCAACGGGATTCTGCAGGCCTTGGCCAGAAACGTCGGCAAGCTCGTTAAGTCGGGTACTGACGTCATCGTCAACTTCCTGAAGGGTATTCAGCAGCAGATTCCTCGAGTGCTGCAGGCCGGTGCGGACCTGATCATCGGGTTCATCAATAGCCTGGCGAGTACCATTCGAAGCAACAGCGGTGCTCTTCGTGAAGCGGGTCTCAACCTCGCTGCGGCCATCATCGATGGTATGACCGGTGGTTTGGCTTCTGGTGTTGGCAAGATCGCCAGCAAGGCCAAGGAAGTTGCAAGCAGTGCGCTCAACGCTGCTAAGAACGTTCTGGGCATCAACTCCCCCTCGAAGGAATTCGAGAAGGTGGGCCGGTTCTCGAACGAGGGTTTGGCTAACGGTCTTGTCAAGTACAAGAAGTTCGTGGTCAAGTCCGCCGAAGCTGTGGGCACTGACGCTATCGAATCGTTGCGTTCTTCGATGTCCGGCATCTCCGATATTCTGATCACCGACGCCAACTTCACTCCGATTGTCCGGCCTGTACTGGATTTGACAGACGTGAAGAAGGACGCCGGACAGATCTCTTCGATGCTGGCAGTGAAGCCCTTGGCTGTCGACACGACGGTTGCGAAGGCTACGGACGCTTCGGCTGGATATTCGGCTAACAAGCTGGCTACCCAGGACGTCTCTGCTACTCCGGGAGACAACTTCGAGTTCACTCAGATCAACAATTCACCCAAGGCTCTGTCCAACGCAGAGATCTACCGTCAGACTAACAACCAACTATCCGTCGTGAAGGGAGCTCTGAGTAAGAAGTAATGCTTACACAAGTTGTGGCTACCAATGCCCAGGGACTCACTCTCACGATGCCGTTGGAAGATACAGCCGGCGGTATAGCAATACAGAACATCGACGGACTAGGCCCAGTCAAGGCGACCATCGTGTCGTCCAGCTTCGCTACCACCGACGGGGTCCAGTACCTCTCGGCCAAGCGTGAGCCGAGGAACCTTGTGTTCCAACTAGGCCTAGTTCCTGACCCTTTTGTGGAGACGGTGTCTGCGGTACGTCGGCGTCTATATTCGTACTTCATGCCGAAGACGAATGTCGACCTGCAGTTCACTGACGATAGCGGGCTCGTGGTAAACATCTCCGGCATGATCGAGACGTGCGAGCCCGCTATATTCTCCAAAGATCCGGCGATCAATGTCGGGATCACCTGCTTCAAACCTGAATTCATCGACCCAACAATCGAGACTCTTGCTGGATCGACGGTCACTGACACGACCGATCAAGAAATCGAGCTTCCCGAGGGCACCGTAGAGACGGGGATGACGTTCCAACTTCTCCCCAACCGCGATATCGATGAGTTCACGATTTTCAGCAACCTACCGAGTGGTCTGGCGCGTCGTCTCGACTTCGCATACCAGATGCACGCCGGCGACACGTTGACGATCGTCACGATTCCTGGCGAGAAGTCAATCACACTCCTCCGAGGTTCTGTCCCACAGTCTCTTCTGTATGGGATGACGCCTCAATCGAGCTGGATTGACTTCTATCCAGGCGTGAACACCTTCCGTGTGTATGCGGAGGGAGCAGCGGTCCCGTACGTCTTGAGCTACTACAACCGGTATGGAGGCCTGTAATGGATCTATATCTGCTCGACGGTCTCCTCCGCCGGGAAACTGTAGTAGACCGTTACAAGTCGCTTATTTGGACCGAAAGGTACCAAGAAGCCGGTGATTTCCAATTGGTGGTTCAGTCCACTTTGGAGAATCGACAGCGTTACAAGGCCGGCCGATGGCTGGCACTCAATGAGTCATATCGGGTCATGAAGATCGAGACCGTTCAAGACAAGATCGACGAGGAAGGCGCAGCCCTTCTCGAAATCTCGGGACCCTCCATCGAGATCATTCTCGATGACCGAGTGGCGTTCAATGTCAAGGACGATCTCACTACGAACCCGAAGTGGACTATCACCGACAAGCCTGGTGATGTTGCACGGAAGGTGTTCCACGATATTTGTGTTACAGGTATCTTGGATACGCATGACATCATTCCCTTCATGGCGAGTGTTGCTCTTCTTCCTGCCGACAACATCCCTGAGCCCGGTGACGACGTCACTGTCGAGATCGAGCCAGACACCGTCTACAACGTAATCAAGGGTATTTGCGAACCATACGACCTCGGGTTTCGGTTGCTCCGGAACTTCGATAACTCGCAGTTGGTGTTCGATATTTACTCTGGCGTAGACCGAACCTCGGCACAGACCGTCTACCCATCGGTCATATTCAGTCCCGACCTTGAGAATCTCAGAAGTACTACGGAGCTTAAGTCGATCTCGGGCGTCAAGAACATGGCGTACGTATATTCGAACCTGGGTTTCGAGGTTGTTGTGGCGACCGACGTCGATCCTAACCTCACGGGCTTCGAGAGGCAGGTCTTGGTCGTCAAGATGGACGATATCGACGTAGGCACTGCTCCGGCCGTAGTCACTGCTCTGATGCAGCAGAAGGGCCGAGAGGAACTGGCAAAGGTACGTAGCTTCCAAGGTTTCGACGGAGAAGTTACGCAATCCACCCAGTACAAGTACGGAACTGACTACCAGCTCGGCGATCTTGTTGAGCTGCATGGTAAGGATGGTATCGCTAGCAACATGCGGGTCACGGAGCAGATATTCGTGAACGATGACGGTGGCGAGCGTTCTTACCCAACTCTGACTGTCAAGCAGCTTGTTACGCCTGGTTCGTGGTTGGCCGAAGGTACTACCGAATGGATCGACTACGACGATGACGCAACGACTTGGGCTGATAAACCTTAAGGAGGAACGCTATGGCTGTTGGAGACGACGCCACCACCGCGGGTTATCCGCTTGTGCCCGACTCGGGTGAAGAAGGCCGTGTTCGCTGGGGTAGTCGGGAGCTCAACCGCTGCCGAGACTTCATCGCTCAGGTCAAGTTCCTCCTTCCGGTTGGTAAGGAGGCATATCGGCAGGCCAGCGGTATCACCTCTGGTACCACCGATCCGGTCCGAGGTAACGACGGCGACGTCTACTTCAAGATCGTCTAGGAGTAGACATGCCTACCGCACCTACTGCCCCGAACCCGTGGGTCATATCCTCGTACACCAACGTTCGAGTCGCTGGGAAGGCGAAAGCCAACAGCACAGGTGGCGCCACGATTCTCCAATGGCAGCTCGGGTGGGGTAAGAGTCCGAACACCCCCGATCAAGTTGGGGATCTCGCTGCTGACGGTTCTGGATTTGTGGCCGGCCTCGATCCGGGGACGAACTACTATTTCTGGAACCGTCAGCGGAACGCCTACGGATGGAGCGATCTGTCGGCCCGCACGATGGTAAGGACGCGAGACGTTCCTGATCCACCATCGGGTCCGTTTGTTGTGTTGAAGTCTCAAACCAACGTGAACTTGTTCATTGCACCAACTTGGAACGGTGACTCGCCGATCTTGGAGTACCGATTCTTGCGTGGAACCAGCCCATGGGGTCCTAGTACCACCATGTCTACTGGACTATCCACAATACTCCACGATATCGACCTGACGCCTGGCGGTACGTATTACTACTGGGCTCAAGCTCGAAATGCGTATGGATGGAGCTTGTTCTCCGATCGAACCGAAGTGGTTCTGATTGCCGGCGCAAGAGTCAACGTTGGTGGGGTTTGGAAACGCGCAGTACCTTACGTGAACGACAATGGCACCTGGAAGATGGCTCGAGCTTGGGTCAAGCAGAATGGTGTCTGGAAAATCCTCTACGACTAAGGGAAAGGCCCTATGATTGACGGCATTTCTATCATCGGGCTGACTCCAGCAGGCCTCCTGCTGGGTGCTGTCTTGATGGTGCTCACAGGTTGGCTTGTTCCTCGTAGAACATATCTGGAAAAGGTGAAAGAAGCCGAGCGGTGGCAAGCTGCCTACGAGGTGGAACGCACTGCTCGATCTGCGTTGCAAGCCCAAACAAGTGAATTGCTGGAGGTCGCCAAGACGAGTGCCAAGTTTCTTGAGGCCGTTCATACCAGCAGTGAAATGATCAAGTCGGGAGATTCATGAAATGCGTTTCTTCCCTAGGCGCGACAAGCAGAAAGCCAAAGATTCTCAGCAAGCGATATTGGACGCAACAAAGTCGTTGCGCGAGGTACGCGAAAGAGATGACGAGGTACACCAAATCTCGGGGGCTCTTAGGACTATTCGAGAGCGAAATCACTTCGCAGAACAACTGCAGGTGATTATGGAGAGGGGGTAAAATGCCTCACGATGTTCAGACCGTGATGCAAGTGAGTCGCATTTTCCTTGCGATCGCAGCGGTATCCGTGACCACGTTCCCGCTGCTTTACGGTTTGTTTTCACCCTGGTACAAGTCTCACCTTGGCCGGGCCGTGTTGCTTCAGTCCTTGTCGATTGCCTTGGTGATCGATATTACTGCCTATGCGCAGTTCTGGGACTTCACCGCGGATCTGTACAAAATCATGGTCATCAATGTGGTATTCCTCGGTCTCGTCTCTCTGACGTCGCTATATTTGACCGCCACCTTGGTGTACTACAACTTCAAGCAGAAGGAGAAACTCGAGCATGTCTAGCTCCACCGCACCGGCTGAGCCGGTCAAGCAGTCGATCCTCACCAACGAGCAGTACAACGTCCTGAAGTGGATCGCACTGGTCTTCCTTCCGGCGCTCGCCGCGCTATATCTCGGTCTGGCCGCCCTCTGGGATCTTCCCAAGCCGACCGAGGTTGCCGGCACAGTCACGCTCCTGGACACGTTCCTGGGGCTCCTGCTCAATGTCGCGACCAAGAACTACAACAACAGCGACACCAAGTTCGACGGCGCCCTGCACGTGGACAACCAAGACACTCGACTGATCCATCAGCTGGAGATCACCACTCCGCCGGAGGACCTGGGCAAGAAGGACGCCATCGTCTTGAAGGTTGTACCGACGACGTCCTCGGAGTGACTCGCGGGGAATACATCTCCTATAATGAGACCCCCTATTAAAGGAGAACCATGTTCAACGCCAAGAAGCGTGAAGACCTTGGACTTCAGAAGGAAATCGACGCGCTGCTCGAAGCGATGTCGACGACCGATCGGGGTACTATCGACTACGCCAAGATGGTTGACCAGCTCGTCAAGCTGTACTCGCTCAAGGAAGACAATTCCAAGAGCCGGGTCAGCGCTGACACGCTGGCGATCGTCGGTGGCAACCTCGCCGGTATCCTGACGATCGTCCTCGCCGAAAAGTCGAGCGTGATCACCTCTGTCGCCAAGGGATTCATCCTGAAATCCCGTTGACCTGTAACCCCCACAGGAGACTGAAAGCCTAGGGCCCCTAACACGGGCTTTAGGTTTTCGTCTCGCCTACAAGGGCTTTATTTTTTGGATCCTGAAAATTGCCCGGGGAGGAAATTCGCACAAATCACTTGGGCTATAATGAGACCCTACGAAAGGAAATTTCATGTTCAACCGACTCTCTGTACAAACGCAGACCAAACTCGTGAAGACCCCGAAGCCAGACAAGAAGGCCGAAGAGATCCCCCCGACCCCGCCGATCGACTACGTAAAAGTAGTTCGTGAGACGGGTAAGGACGCGGTGATCGCTATCGGTGCGCTTGTCGGAGGCTACGTCGTCCTCGACACGGTACGCCAAGTAACCGTCGCCATCGTGAAAGCCAAAGTATGACCCAAACCTCGAGCCCCTAACACGGGCTTTAGGTTTTCCTTTCGTGGACCTCGCAAGAATTACAGGGCTTATAGTGAGACCCCTATCCAATTCTGAAAGGAACATCATGGAAAACGAAATCGAATCCACCGAAGAGTACACCTCGTCGGAGTTCGCGAAGGACATCGCCAAAGCAGTTGCTGTTGCGGCGGCGCCCTACGTGACCTTCGTCGCAGGCCGGTACATCTACCGGAAGATTCAGGCCCGCAAAGCCAAGACCGTCCAGACTGAAGAGAACTGACCTCACCACCTAGAACCCCACAAGGGTTTTAGGTTTTTCATTTTCCGAGAAAGAGACCCCTGTGACGCTTCGCTATGACAACCACGGTCGACCCATCGGACTCGACTGGTCTGTCTGCAACGACGGAAATCCTCGCCCCGAAATCTGGAGCGACCTATTCTTGACCAAAAAGGAGCTGAAGAGGAAACACCCCAACACACTGAGGCCGGGTTCTGGTAGAGGTGGGAACGTCTGGATGGGTGCCGAGACGGAACGGCAGATCATCGACGTGTACGAGAACACCAACTTCGGTCCGTACGACATCGCCGAGATGTTCGGTATCACACACAAGACCGTGTATCGCGTATTCAAGCGGTGCGAGGTCACATTGAGATCCAGAAGGAAGGCATCATGAAGAACAAGAAGAAGTACGGCGTCATCCATTTCCTGTTCGACTTCACGCTCGGAGTCCTGACCGGCGGCCTGTGGTGGCTGTTCCTGCTGCTGCGTTACCTGAGCCAGGGCGGCCGCTGACATGATCCTGCAGGCCGCTCCCGCATTCTCGTTGACGCGAGAAGTAACCGCCTTTGCTGTGTTCGTTCTGTTCGTCATCGTCGCGGTTATCCTCGTCGAGACTTTGGACAAGCGACCTGCGAAGCAAGACGATCAAGAGATCAAGCTCGCCCTCAGCAAGGACGAAGCCGACCACGAACATTTCTTCAACAAAATCGAGGAGTACCGCAATGACTTTGATGGCGATCGCCAAGCAGGCTGAGAAGTTCACGACCGACCATTCCCCTCAGATCCTGACGGGCATCGCTGTCGCCGGCACGATCGGAACTGCGCTTCTGACGGGCAAGGCCACGCTCAAGGCTCACAACCTGATCAAGTACGAAACGATGAAGCGGGATTCGAACAGCGAGCCGTACTACGCGACGACCAAGGACAAGGTGGTTTGGTCATGGAAGGAGTTCATCCCTCCTGTTGCGGTTGGTGCGCTGACTGTGGCTTCCATCATCACTGCGAGCCAGATTGGCACTCGACGGGCTGCTGCTCTGGCCGCCGCGTACGCAGTGTCGGAGAAGGCCTTCGGGGAGTACAAGGAGAAGGTCGTCGAGAAGCTCGGGGAGAACAAGGAGCGCGCCGTCCGTGATGACATCGCTCAGGACCGCGTTCGCAACAACCCGGTGAGCGAGAACCAGATCATCGTCTCAGGGGGTGGGAAGGTCCTCTGCTACGAACCCTTCACCGGGCGATATTTCATGAGCGACATGGAGACGTTGAAGAAGGCTCAGAACGACCTGAACTACATGGTCCTGAACAACTACTACGCCTCGATGAGCGATTTCTACGATCTGATCGGCCTGGACCGCACCAAGCTTTCAGATGACATGGGATGGAACTCGGACAAGCTGCTCGAGCTCACGTTCTCGACCGTCCTCTCGGATGACGACCGTCCGTGCATGGTGATGGACTACCAGGTCGTGCCCATCCGCGGATATTCCCGCGTTCAGTAACAACAAGGAGAAATTCAAATGCTGAAGAAGACCATTGCGTTCACCGACGTGGACGGCAACGCGGCGTCGGAGACGCACTACTTCAACCTCACGACCGCTGACCTCGTCAAGATGCAGCTGCGTGAAGGCGAGGGTTTCCAGGACTACCTGACCCGCATCGTCGAGTCCGGAGACGGTCAGGCCATCATCGACACGTTCGAGAAGATCCTCCGGCTGTCCTACGGGATCCGTACGGCGGAAGGCAAGTTCGTCAAGCCGGCGGGCGCCTTCGACGAGTTCATGGCCAGCGAGGCCTACTCGGAGTTGTTCATGGAGATCTGCACCAACGCCAAGAAGTCGGCCGAATTCATCTCGGCGATCATGCCCAACGACCTGGCGGTGAAGGTCGAACAGATGCAGTCCGAGCTCGGTATTTCGCAGAACCTGCAGGCGCACCTCGAGCTCCCGGACGAGCCCGCCAAGATGATGGAGACCGGCCGGCCGGGCAAGAAGCAGCCCCGCTCCAAGGCAGAACTCCTGGCGGCCTACAAGGAGAAGAACGACGCCAAGGTGAAGCCTCCGTACGCCGGCATGACGATCGAGGAAGCGATGGAGCTCCCCGCCGAGGAGTTCGGCGTCTGGCTTCAGTACAACACGTAGCAGTCGATGGGGTGGCAGCAAGGAATCAGGGTCTCGCCTAGTCCGGATGCTCGCCAAGTAAAACGACAGCCGACCGTCAAGTCGGGAACATGCGCCCCAACACTCGCAGGATTTACTGGGCCTATAATGAGACCCCTATGAAAGGAACACTAATGACCAAGCTCGAAATCGCCAAAGGCGTGACCTCGTTCGTTGTTGGTGCCGGAACTTCGAAGATCATCACCCAGATCATCAAGAACAACACTCAGCCCGAAAACCTCGCCGACACGGTGACGATGACGGCCGGAGCGATCGTTCTTGGAACCATGGTTGCTGACATCTCAAAGAAGTACACCGACACCAAGATCGAAGAGATCGCCCACTGGTGGCAGACCAACGTCAAGAAGTCCTGACCTACTACCTCAAGCTAAAAGACCAATAACACGGCCTTTTAGTTTTTCACTCGGAAGAGGACACCAAATATGGATAACTACCCAAGCAACAGCCGTACCGCGAAGGCAGCTGAAGAAGCGCCCGAGCCCAAGAAGATCGAAACGGTTGTGACAGGCGAAGTCACCCGGCGCAAGAAGCCACTGGGGAAGCGCTTCATGGAGACGTTCGTCGGTGGTGACATCAACACGGTTGCTAGCTACGTAGTCCTGCAAGTCCTCATTCCTGCAGCCAAGGACATGATGTCGGACGCCGTCAGCCAGGGAATCGACCGGATGCTCTTCGGAGAATCGCGCAGTCCCTCCAGGAGCCACAGTAGTCGACCGACGGGTACGAACGGCTACGTCAGCTACAACCGAATGAGCGCCAACAAGCCGACGCGGAACGGCCTCGATGAATTTGCTCGCCGGCCGGAGCGTCGTTCCTCGCATGACTTCGACGAGATCATTCTGGCCACTCGAGCGGAGGCGGAAGAAGTCATCGACCGCTTGTTCGACCTGGTGAGCCAGTACGAGCAGGCCACAGTCGCCGATCTGCTCGAGCTCGTCGGTGTGACAAGCAACCACGTCGATCACAAATGGGGCTGGACTGATATCCGTGGAGCGGGTGTTACCAAGATCCGCAACGGGTACCTCCTCGACCTGCCGAAGCCCGAGGTCATCCAGTGAACACAAAAGCGATGCGAGCAGCGCTCAAGACGGTCTACACCGGAAAGCGGTGGAAGGCCAAGGTCGACAAGATGAATGACGACCAAGTTGTAGCCATCTACCGGAATCTGCAAACGCAAAACAAACTCTGAAGGAGATACACAAATGAAGTTCTCGAGCATCAAGGATGCTGTGACCAGCAAGGCGGCGCGTCAGCTCTTGACCGCCCAGAAGCACTCCCCGACCATCCTGTTCAGCGCCGGCGTCATCGGTGTTGTGGCCACGGTCGTTCTCGCCAGCAAGGCCACCCTGAAGGTGGAGCAGGAAGTCCTCATCGACGCCCAGAAGAACCTCGGTCTGATCAAGGACACGGTTCGTCCGGACTACAGCGACGAGGACAAGGCCAAGGACACCGCGGTCGTCTACATCCAGGCAGCGGGCAAGCTGACCAAGCTCTATGGGCCGGCCGTCATCGTCGGCGCGGTTTCGATCGCCTGCCTGACCGGTTCGCATGTCGTCCTGTCGCGTCGGAACGCCGGCCTGACCGCCGCCTACGTGGCGCTCGAGAAGGGCTTCAACAAGTACCGCGAGCGCGTCGTGGACGAGTTCGGCGAGGAGAAGGACCGGGAGTTCCGCTACGGCGTCGAGGACGTCGTCGTGGAGGACGAGAACGGTGAGAAGACCGTCGTGCGGCGTGCGGCGTCGGACGGCCCGTCGATCTACGCCAAGCTCTGGGACGAGAACTCCAGCTCGTGGAACCACAACCCGGACTACAACATGGTGTTCCTGAAGGCGCAGCAGAAGTACGCCAATGACCGTCTGCACGCCCGCGGCCACCTGTTCCTGAACGAGGTGTACGACGACCTCGGACTGGACCGCACTCCGGAGGGTCAGATCGTCGGCTGGGTGCTGGACGATGAGGGTGACGGCTACGTCGACTTCGGCATCTTCAACGACGACATGATGCCCGAGCACCTGGCCTTCTTCACCGGCCGCGAGAACGCGATCTGGCTCGACTTCAACGTCGACGGCCCGGTCTACCAGAAGATCTGAGAGGAGGTCTCATCATGGACAACAAGACATATTTGATCCTGGGGACCTCCGTCCTCGGAGCTGCCGGTGCCGGGTTCTTCGGTGGATACCGGTGGGCGATGAAGAAGTACTACCGCTCCTACGAGGAGGTCATCTCACAGGAGATCAAGGAGGCGAAGGAGTTCTACGCCAACTTGTACAAGCAGGATTACCCGACACCGGCCGACGCCGCTGAGGCACTGATCCCGGACGTGAAGCTCGAGGAAGCGACCATCGCTCTCCGGAAGTACGCCAACGTCACAGTCAAGCCGGAGGATCTGATCGATCAGGGGTCCATCCTGCAGTACGAAAAGTCTCCTCAGGAAGCCGTCGAGGAATCCATTGAGGTGGAGGTTGTCGAGCGAAACATCTTCGACAACGGCGACCAGCTCGCCATCCACAAGGAGGAACGGGACACCTCCAAGCCGTACGTGGTGGACTACGACGAGTACATGGAGCATCCCGATGGTCATGAAGAGGTCCAGCTGACGTACTACGCCGGCGACGGAGTCCTCGGAGATGACAACGACGAGCCGATCGAGGACGTCGAAGGCATCGTGGGTCGGATGAACCTCAACATGTTCGGCGCCTCGGACCCGGAAGATCCGCATATCCTGCTGATCCGGAACGAGCAGAAGAAGCTCGACATCGAGGTCACGCACTCGGATGGCAAGTTCGCTCACGAGGTGCTCGGATTCAACCACTCGGACGAGCCTGAGCGTCGTATCAAGCGGCGCTGGGACGATGAGTGAACCGCTCGACGAACTGTACTTCAGGTGGTTGTACGCTCAAGTCAGCAATGTCAGGCTGAAGAATCCCTCCCGGACACACTGGTCCCTTCTGAAGCTGCTCCATACCAAGGAGTTTGTGTGGATTGTCCCGAATGACGACAATCGGCTTGAAGATGGTCGACTCCTGAGAGTCGAGTTCGTTGAACTGAACGATATCCATGACGTCGAACCGTCGTGGATGGACCTGGGTTGCTCCATGCTGGAGATGCTGATTGCTCTGTCGAGACGTCTCTCATTCGAGGATGACTTGCCGGTAGATGAGTGGTTCTGGCATTTGCTGGAGAACCTTGGGTTGCACGGTTGCACGGACCGAGGAGGATGGTCCGAACAAGACGTCGATGAAATTCTCGACGATGTCATATGGCGGACATATGAACCGAACGGTCGTGGTGGACTGTTCCCGATGATGGACGCCCATGAGGATCAACGTGAAGTTGAACTCTGGTATCAGATGAGTGAGTATTTACTCGAGAACGGGGGTTAAATGGATTTCTTTCGCATCTGCACGAGAGAAACGAAGGGTGCACAAGAGATCTACCCTGACTTCATTGTCGGGCGTTCCAAGGACCTGATGGTCCGAGGAAAGTCGTTCTACGCAATCTGGGACGAGCAGGAACAGCTGTGGTCTACTGACGAGTATGACGTGCAGCGACTTGTGGATGAAGAACTCGATCTCCATACCCAGAAGGCTAAAGAAGAGACTGGCCTGACGTACAACGTGAAGTACCTCCGTTCTTTCGGCAGTAATGGGTGGAGCCAGTTCCGTAAGTACTTGCAGAACATCAGCGACAACAGCCATCAACTCGATGATTCACTGACCTTCGCGAACGATGTGGTGAAGAAGAACGACTATCGCAGTCGTAGGCTTCCATATCCACTGACTGGGGGTGATCACAGTGCTTGGGATGAGCTCGTCGGAACTCTATATTCCGAGGAAGAACGCGCCAAGATCGAGTGGGCGATTGGGGCTGTAGTCTCCGGTGACTCGAAGAAGATTCAGAAGTTCTTGGTCTTCTATGGTCCCGGAGGAACTGGCAAATCCACCATTCTGGGGATTATTCAACAGCTCTTCGAGGGTTACACCACAACCTTCGAGGCTAAGGCGTTGGGATCCAACAACAATGGATTCGCAACGGAATCGTTTCGCAACAACCCGTTGGTAGCCATACAGCATGATGGTGATTTGTCCGGCATCCAGGACAACACCAAGCTGAATTCGATCATATCTCACGAAGACATGCCGATGAATGAGAAGTACAAGCCGAGCTACACATCTCGGGTTAATGCTTTTCTCTTTATGGGTACCAACTTGCCGGTTAAGATCTCCGATGCTAAGTCGGGTATTATCCGGCGACTGATTGACGTCCATCCTACGGGCGTCACCATTCCGGTGAACCACTACCACACCTTGATGAGTCGGGTCGACTTCGAGTTGGGTGCTATTGCCCAACATTGCCTCGAAGTATATCGGTCGTTGGGCAAGAACTACTACAACGCCTATCGACCAGTGGAGATGATGTTGCAGACAGACGTCTTCTTCAACTTCATCGAAGCATATTTCGACGTCTTCAAGGAGCAGGATGGAGCCACATTGAAGCAGGCCTACCAGTTCTACAAGGAGTTCTGCAACGAGACAGGCGTCGAGAAGATCCTGCCACAGTACAAGGTACGTGAGGAGTTGCGAAACTACTTCGACGACTTCAACGATCGAGTAACTGTGGGCGGTGTTATTTACCGGAGCTACTACTCGGGGTTCAACGCAAACAAATTCAAGACGCCCACTACCAAGGACGTCAAGGCTTTCTCGCTGGTGCTGGAGGAAACCGAATCTATATTCGATGAGCTCGCCGCTGATTGGCCAGCACAAAAGTCAAAGGTTGGTCCCGATGGACAATCTATCCCAGCTCGGCCTTGGGCTAAGGTGGACACCACGCTTTCTGACGTGGTTACTTCGGAACTCCACTACGTCCGAGTACCTGAATCTCATGTTATTATCGATTTTGATCTCACAGATGATTCGGGAAGAAAAAGCCTTGATCGAAACCTCGCTGCGGCGTCTGAGTGGCCAGCCACATATGCTGAGCTTTCTCAGGGAGGATCCGGGGTTCACCTCCACTATACCTACGACGGAGATGTCTCCGAACTATCTCAGTCCTACGCGACGGGAATTGAGGTTAAGACTCTTCTTGGAGAGGCTTCGCTCCGAAGAAGACTGACCAAATGCAATAATGTTCCGGTAGCCACCATCAACAGCGGCTTGCCGTTTAAGGAGAAGAAAGTGCTCCCGGCTAATACTATGCAGAGCGAGAAGGGTCTTCGTGACCTTATCTTCCGCAACCTGCGCAAGGAGATCCACCCTGGCACGAAGCCGTCGATCGACTTCATCAAGAAGGTCCTCGACGACGCTTACGCTGCCGGCATGGCGTACGACGTAACCGATCTGCGGGGGCGCATCGTCGCATTCGCCAACAACAGCACCAACCAACCACATCAGTGCTTGGCCATTGTGCAGCAGATGAAGTTCCAGGGTGACGAAGCTGCCTCCGCCAAGGAGACGCCGGCCGAGTTCATGGCAAAGGGCGCGGATGTTCCAGAAGCGTTCGACAATCGCCTGGTCTTCTACGACGTCGAGGTATATCCGAACCTCTTCGTGATCTGCTGGAAGTACGAAGGCGCATCCGAGATCGTTCGGATGATCAACCCCACCCCTCAAGAGGTTGAGCCGCTGTTCAAGCTGAAGCTTGTCGGCTTCAACAACCGCCGGTACGACAACCATATCCTGTATGGACGGTTCCTCGGTTACGACAACGAGCAGCTGTACAACCTCTCGCAGAAGATCATCAACGGCTCGGTCGGGTCGATGTTCGGCGAGGCGTACAACCTGTCCTACGCGGATATCTACGACTACAGCTCGAAGAAGCAGGGTCTCAAGAAGTTCGAGATCGAGCTGGGTATCCATCACATGGAGATGGATCACCCCTGGGATCAGCCGGTGCCGCCGGAGCTGGTCGACAAGGTCGTGGAGTACTGCTGCAACGACGTCGCTGCGACTGAGGCGACACACAAGGCCCGGAAGCAGGACTTCGTGGCCCGTCAAATTCTCGCCGACCTGAGTGGGCTGAGCGTCAATGACACAACCCAGAAGCACACGGCCCGGATCGTATTCGGAACCGACCGTAATCCACAGGCGTCGTTCGAGTATACCGATCTGTCACGGGATTTCCCTGGATACAAGTTCGACATGGGGAAGAGCTACTACCGAGACGAGGAGGTCGGAGAAGGCGGGCTCGTGCGAGCCAAGCCAGGGATGTATGAGAACGTGGCACTGCTCGATGTGGCCAGCATGCATCCTACAAGCATCATCCAGCTCAATCTCTTCGGGAAGTACACCGCCAACTTCGCTGCTCTCAAGGACGCGCGAATGGCCATCAAGCATCGCGACTTCGCTGCGGCAAAGGAGATGCTCGGCGGCAAGCTGGCTCCGTTCCTTACCGATGAGAGTCAAGCAGATGCTCTGGCCTACGCTCTGAAGATCGTGATCAACATCGTCTACGGCCTCACGTCGGCGAAATTCGACAACCCGTTCCGTGATATCCGCAACAAGGACAATATCGTCGCCAAGCGCGGCGCCTTGTTCATGATCGATCTGATGCATGAGGTTGAGGCTCGCGGATTCGACGTCGTGCACATCAAGACCGACTCCATCAAGATCCCCAACGCCACACCGGAGATCATCGAGTTCGTCACCGAGTACGGCAAGAAGTACGGCTACGACTTCGAGCATGAGGGTACGTACGAGAAGTTCTGTCTCGTCAACGACGCGGTCTACATCGCCAAGAAGGACGGCAAGTGGGACGCGGTGGGTGCGCAGTTCCAGCACCCGTATGTCTACAAGACGCTGTTCACCGAAGAAGAGATCGACTGGGACGACCTTTGCGAGACCAAGCAGGTCACTCAGGGATCGATGTATCTCGACTTCGAGGCTGAGAAGCCGATGCATATGACGGATGGCTCGTCGATGCAATTCGTAGGACGCACCGGGCGTTTCGTCCCTGTAACCGCCGGATCTGGGGGTGGCGTTCTATATCGCGTCAAGGATGACAAGAAGTACGCAGTAGCCGGAACCAAGGGTTATTTCTGGCTTGAAGCGGAGATAGCCCAGAAGCTGGGTAAGGAAGTCAGTATCGACATGCTGTACTTCGATAACCTGGCTGAAGAAGCGATCAAGACGATCAACAAATTCGGCGACTTCGAATGGTTCGCCAACTAAGTTAAGGAGCAACATGGACGCGCAGGAGACCCTGACCCAGATCGATCACATCATGACCGAGGTCGATCTGGAGCTGTACGAGTGGCAGGAGGCGGTGGACATGATGTCGTTCATCGGTTACAACGCTTCGTTCGAGCTGTGGACCAACGATGACCCGCCGGTCAAGATCACCGGCGCGATCACCACAGAAGCGCTTGTCGCAGCTGCTGGCAAGGAGCTCCGGGTGATGAACTACCTGAACGGGGAGCCCACTCAGGTGGGTACGGCCGTCATCGGCTCTGATGGGACCATCGTAGCCAAGCTCACTGAAGATGTTCCGGAGCTTCAAGGTCCGGTGGCTCATTTCAGCATGAGCAAGGAGGGTGTCGTTCATCAATGGCAACCAGTCAATCCACCATTCGAGGGTCTGAACAAGCCCCTCACCATCCGTGGACTTGACAAGATCATCGCCGAGGCCGAAGCAAAGATCGAGAAGCCGCGGTTCATCACCAACATGAGCGTGGCCGACGGAATCGATTGGGATCTCGACAACAACATCCCGCTGAAGGACAACCCGGCGTGGAACGTCGGCGAATTCGAGAAGCACCCATTTTTCGACAAGGAGCAGTGAAATGCCGAGAGTACTCACCCCGAACGACACGGTCCTGATCGAGGACGCCCGGATCGTCTTCCGGAACTTCGCCGGCAAGGAGGACCAGTTCAACCGGGAGGGCAACCGGAACTTCGGCGTGCTGCTGGATCCCGAGATCGCCGACGCACTGGCGGCCGACGGCTGGAACGTCAAGATGCTCCGGGCCCGTGAGGAGGGCGACGAGCCCCAGCCCTACATCCAGGTCTCGATCGGCTACAAGGTTCGTCCGCCGCGCATCGTGATGATCACCAGCCGCGGCAAGACGGAGCTCAACGAGAACCTGCTGGACCTGCTGGACTACGCGGACATCGTCACGGCGGACGTCATCTTCCTGCCGTACAACTGGGAGGCGGCCGGCAAGACCGGCGTCAAGGCCTACGTGAAGTCGCTGTTCGTCACGGTCCGGGAGGACGAGCTCGAGCAGAAGTACGGCGACGTGCCGGATGTACAGAGCCGGTCGGGCGCTACGGACGACCCCGACGAGAACTGACCCAACCTCACACCCACTTCACCAAATACTGAAAAGGAATTACCAAGATGTCGCTCAACATCCAGAAGTACCAGCGCAAGCCGTTCACCATCGATGCGATCCAGATCACGGTGGACAACATGCAAGAGGTCGCCGAGTGGTGCGGCGGGGAGATCATCCTCGAGAAGCACGGCGGCCGGCTGGTCCAGTACATCAAGGTCGACGTGGCACACGCCATCTCCGAGCGACAGAAGAAGGCGTTCGTCGAGGACTGGGTGCTGAAGGCCGGCACCGGCTTCAAGTGCTACAGCAAGCGGGCGTTCCCCAACAACTTCGAGCCGGCCAAGAAGGGCGTGACGGCCGACGAACTCCTGGGCTACCCCGGTCAGGACCCGCTGTTCCAGAACGTCTGATCTGAACTACCTAATTGTGGCGGGGCTGTTGTCGGCTAACCTTCGGCAGCAGTCTCGCCCTTCTCTTGAAAGGTACTGCAATGATCAAGTACTACCGCAAGCAGATCAGCAAGTTCCTCCTCATCGGAGTTCTCGTGTTCCTGGCGGGTTACTTCGCGGCCGCCCAGTCGGAGCAGTGCCACCAGCAGGACATCCAGAACCGGACGGAGGTCGGACGCTGATGCCTAAGCGAGCGGTCACCACAGACGCCTACTCCGACGAGAAGTACGCAGCCATCAAGAAGCTTGTGGACGAGGGAGTTCTGGGTCCAGAACAGTGTCCAGAGGCTTCCTATTGGCACTGGCCGGTGTATCATGAGGAGCTCCTCCCGGATTTCCTCAAAGCCGACTACAACACCTATGGAGAAGTGAGGTTGTACTGATGGTCAAGAAGCCAGCCAAAACCACCCCCACCGAGAAGATGACGCCGAAGCAGGCGCGGACCTTCATCGGTCGGAAGATCGTCGACAAGATGGAGGGGACCATGGACCGGAACGCCGGTCGGGACACCCGGATGTCGCGCGACGGCGGCACGAACAGGAGACTGAAGAAGTAATGCCACGACCGAAGGACTCGGGGACGCCGGGGAAGGGTAAGCACGGCGTCCCCGATAAGCAGGCCCACAAGGTTGGGCGCAAGTGGGAGAAGCAGCAGGAGAAGAAGGATAGCAAGAAGGAGGAGTAGTCATGCTGTTCGAGACAGGTCATCCTCCGTAGTAAACAAATCTAGTGATCGCCCGGCAGAGCGATATCTGCGACTACCGCTAGCACGATACTCGGATTTCAGTGTATTGAATAACTTCGTACAGGCACCCTCTTTGAGCCACGATCGTTGTGATCGCTACCGGCCACTGCAAGGGGAAGAGACCCGGCCCGCACGAGCCATGCTTGACGCAATCGTTGCTTGTAATGCCTACTCAGGCAAGCCATAATCTGGATGTCGGTCCAGAACTGATGGTAGTCGAGTATTAACTGCGTGACGCCAGCTACACCCCGGTTTATCGAGAGGGCTCCCGGCCGCATACTGGGAGCCCTCTTTCCAATCCTATCCTAAATTTTTGGGGGCAATCATGCCGGATTCGAAGCCCATTCCTCGTGGTTTCAAGCCAGTCGAGGTGCAAATCGGTGATCAGAAGGTCTTCTTTCTGGCCTGCAGGTCGTGTGGTGCACTGGTAGCACTCACGGACACCCATCGCAACTGGCACAAGCGCTATGGTGGTTGAGTTATACCCTCACCAGAAGAAGGCAGTACGAGAGCTCCACAACGGCAGCATCTTGTGGGGCGACGTCGGGACGGGTAAGTCCCTGACTGCAGCTGCATACTACATGGAGAACTACGTAGGGTATGGGGAGGATTTCGATGTCATCGTCATCACCACTGCCAAGAAACGCGATTCCCTTGACTGGCAGGGAGACTTCGCGAAGTTCGGAGTTGGACCAACTAGGGATTCCACTGTTGCAGGAACTCTTACGGTTGACTCTTGGAACAACCTTAGCCGCTATCGTGACGTGGCGGGATCCTTCTTTATCTTCGATGAACAACGTGTCGTTGGTTCTGGGGAATGGACAAAGGATTTCATACGGATTGCATCAAACAACCGATGGATCCTACTATCTGCTACCCCTGGAGATACGTGGCTCGACTACATTCCAGTCTTTGTTGCAAACGGGTTCTACAAGAACCGAACCGAGTTCCTCCGAGAACACGTAGTCTACAACCGCTACTCCAAGTTTCCGAAAGTTGACCGCTACCTCAACGTCAACAAGCTGGTCAAGTTGAAGAATCAAATCTTGGTAGAGATGCCGATGTTCCGTCACACTACGCGAATCACCAAGAACATCGAAACACAGTACGACCAAGAGTTGTTTAGAAAGGTGCTGGAAGACAGATGGCATGTCTACGAGAATCGCCCATTACGGGACGTAGCGGAGCTGTTCAGTGTCATGAGGAAGGTTGTCAACTCCGATACTTCCCGATCATCTTCCGTGGCTACCCTATTGAGGGAGCATCCGAAGGTGATTGTGTTCTACAACTTCGACTACGAGCTGAACTCGCTGCGGCAACTTGGCATGGACTTAATCGAGAGCAATTCGAAAGATTCATCGGGTTCAAACTCTTCGACTGGCAGTGGCAATACATCATCAACAGAGGAGACTGAATCATGGCTGACCCCGAAACCTGCTGGCATCAAATCGTCGGATGGATCGACGTCCCAGGAGAAGGAACAATCCTCTTCTGCGTCAGCTGCGACCGAGACGTTCCTCCCGGAGTCCTCGACGAACGATATGAGCTCGATGCCGAAGAGCGAGTCTACGTTTCAAGTGGCCGAGTGGAATGGCCACAAGCACCAGCCAGTACCGACGAGTGACAGCTGGTTGTATCTGGTGCAGTACGTGGCAGGGTCGGAAGGATGGAACTGCATCACCACAGACACGACCGTTTTCTACAGTTTGACCTACTCCTACAAGAACTGGCATCAGGCGCACGGACGTACGGATAGGCTAAATACGCCATATTCGAAGCTGTACTACTACGTCCTCACGTCGAATTCGGTGATCGACAAGGCCATCATGCGGTCCTTGATGGGGAAGAAGAGCTTCAATGAGAAGCAGTTCTTGTCTAAAATCACAACTACCCACTCGCAGAGAAAAGATGGGTCTGGCTCGTAAAGGCCAAAAAAAGCCCAAATCTGCCAAAAATTCTGCCAAATCTGCCATTTTTGACCTAAAACTCTTTCTCAAAGACACGAGTGGGTAGTTATAATACAACTACCCACTACTATAGAATTGAAAAAGTTTTCGTCAAAATTTTTGGATTTGTCATCCAAGGAGGACAAGTGGAAGTATGGGTAAGGATCAACGGATACGAGGCATACTCGGTCAGTGAGTTCGGTCGAGTCCGCAACGAAGAGACTGGCCGCGTCCTTACGGTCCTCAGGAATCCACACGGAACGTGCTATGTCGGCATGATGAAGGATGGAACTCAGCGGCGTCGATCGATCGCTCGGTTGGTGGGAAAGACGTTCGTGCCACCGCTTAAGAGGTATGAGCACTTTGAAGATCTCATCCATCGCGACAACGATCTCACCAACAATCGTGCCGACAATCTGATGTGGCGCCCTCACTGGTTCCTGGTCGCATATCTGTTGCAAGCCAAACATGGCAAAGAGGGCGGCAGCAAACCAGTCATCGAGACCAAGACTCAAGAGCGGTATGCGAACACTTGGGAAGCGGCTCTAGCCTTTGGTCTACTCGAGCGAGACATCATCAGTTCGATCATCAACCGAACCTACACGTTCCCTACCTTTCAGGAGTTCCGATACATCGCAGAATAAACAACTACCCACTCGCAGCCGAATCGCAGGTTATAATAGAAGGAGTAGAAGCAAGCAACCTTATTTTAAGGAGGGAATCGTGAGAGAAACTGGTCGTACCGGCTACAAAGCTTCTCTTATAAAGGAGCTTAGTCTTCGGTTCCCTGGCTGCATCTTGTTCAACTTAGATCCGAACACCATTCACCAGGGTGTTCCCGATCTTATGATTTTGTTCAATGATCGATGGGCCATGCTTGAAGTGAAGGCGTCATTCGATGCAAAACGTCAGCCTAACCAGGACTACTGGGTTGGGTTCTATGATGAGTTGTCGTACGCGTCTTTCATCTGCCCCGAAAATGAAGAGGAAGTGTTGGATGAACTTCAACGATCATTCACGTCTCGCCGGCGGTCACGCGTTTCTCAGCGCTAGCAAATACCACTGGATCCGGTATGATGACGAGAAGCTCGAACGCATGTTCATGGCTGTCATGGCCGCACAGCGTGGAACCGAGCTTCATGATTTGGCAAAGCACATGATTCGTTTGAAGATCAAGCCTGAGCGTAACGGTACAACCTTCAACGAATACGTGAACGATTGCATCGGCTTCGGTATGAAGCCTGAGCGCGTTCTATATTACTCGCCGAATTGTTACGGAACTGCAGATGCCATCGGCTTTCGTGCCAAGCAAAAGCAGCTTCGCATCTTTGATCTGAAGACGGGCGTCACTCAGACGTCGATGGACCAACTTCAGGTCTACACCGCACTCTTCTGTCTCGAATACGACTACAAGCCGTTCGAGATCGAAACTGAATTGCGCATCTACCAGAACGACGACGTTAAGGTCTTCCTCCCTGATCCAGTTGACATCTCGAGCATCATGGAGCAGATCAAGTACCTCGACAAGCGACTCAACCAATACATGGAGGAGGCACAGTCGTGATCATCGATGTTGACGATTACATCGCGCACTACGGCACGCCTCGCCATTCGGGGCGCTATCCTTGGGGATCTGGTGGTGAAGACGGCGCCAACCGAAACCGAGACTTTCTACAGTACGTTGCCGGCCTGAAAAGGCAAGGTATGACCGAAGCTGAGATCGCTCGAGGACTGGGACTTGATTCCACGACTCGTTTGCGAGCAGCCAAGTCGATTGCCAAGAATGCACAGAAGCAGGCTGACATCTTCCAGGCTCAGCGCTTGAGAGACAAAGGTATGTCGAATGTAGCTATTGGCGAACGCATGGGAATCAACGAGTCTTCGGTCCGTGCTCTCCTAGCACCTGGCGAGAAGGATAAAGCTGACGTCCTTGAGGCTACATCCAACATGCTGAAGGACCAGGTCGAGAAGAAGAAGTACATCGACATCGGTGCCGGCGTTGAGTATCACATGGGCGTGAGTCGCACCAAGCTGAACACTGCAGTTGCTGTTCTTCAGGAAGAGGGCTACAAAGTCCACTACTTGAAGGTCGAGCAGTTGGGCACTGGCAAGCAGACGACCATGAAGGTGCTGACCAAGCCGGATGTTCCGTATTCCGAAGTCTTCAAGAATCGGGATAACGTTCAGCAGATCACTGACTATTCGCAAGATGGTGGGCGTACATTTCTCGGGATTAAGCCCCCCACCTCTGTGAGTTCGAAGCGTGTTGGTGTGACGTACGGAGAAGAAGGCAAGAAGGCAGACGGTGTCATCTACGTTCGCCCTGGCGCCAAAGATCTTTCTCTTGGTGAATCGCACTACGCTCAGGTTCGTATCGCTGTGGATGGCACGCACTACCTCAAAGGTATGGCCATGTACAAGGATGACCTGCCTGCTGGTGTGGATCTCATGTTCAACACGAACAAGGAGAACACCGGGAACAAGCTCGATGCTTTCAAGAAGTTAAAGGATGACCCCGATAACCCGTTTGGTGCGGTCATCAGTCGGCAATCAGGTCATGTGAACATCGTCAATGAAGAGGGAAACTGGAGCAACTGGTCGAAGAGCCTTTCGTCTCAGATGCTGTCCAAGCAGAGCCCGAGCCTCGCTCGTACTCAACTCGACATGACGTATTCTAAGAAGAAGTCGGAGTTCGATGAGATCAACAAGCTCACCAATCCGGCCGTCAAGAAGCGTCTTCTTGAGTCCTTCGCTGATGATGCGGATTCGTCTGCTGTTCATCTGAAAGCTGCCGCTCTTCCTCGTCAGGGATCGCATGTCATCCTGCCGATCGAGAGTATGAAGGCAACTGAGATCTATGCGCCCAACTATCGTGATGGTGAGCGAGTCGCTCTGATTCGTTACCCTCATGGTGGAAAGTTCGAGATCCCAGAACTCGTCGTGAACAACCGTCAACCGGAAGCGAAGAAGCTTCTTGGTAATGCGACAGATGCTGTTGGTATCAGTCATAAGGTAGCTGAACGACTGTCGGGTGCAGACTTCGATGGCGACACAGTCCTTGTGATTCCTAACAACAGTGGTCGGGTGAAGAGCGAACCAGCCCTTGAGGGACTGAAGAACTTCGATCCCATGAAGTACAAGCTGCCGGCCGATGCGCCTAAGATGTCGCCTCGTACCAAGCAGGTTGAGATGGGCAAGGTATCCAACCTCATCACCGACATGACTATTCGTGGAGCCAACAACGCCGAGCTAGCTCGAGCAGTTCGGCACTCCATGGTTGTGATTGATGCAGAGAAGCACCACCTTGATTACAAGGAATCAGCTCGTGTAAACAACATCGCACAGCTGAAGGCCAAGTATCAGGGTAGCGCTCGAGGTGGAGCATCAACGCTCATCTCTAACTCTGGTGCATCCTCGACAATCAAGGTTCCTGAGTTCAAGCCACGCAGTGCAAAAGATGGTGGCCCGATCGACAAGGCCACTGGTGAGAAGGTCTTTGTCAAGACCGGCTCTACCTACACGGACAAGACGGGTCGTGTGCAACCCCACCTCACAGAAGTAACTAAGTTGGGGTTCACGAAAGATGCACACTCTCTCTCGTCCGGTACTCCTATTGAGAAGATCTATGCGGATCATTCGAATAGGTTGAAGTCGTTGGCTAACGAAGCACGTAAGTCTATGGTCAACACTAAGACTACCCCCTATTCACCGTCCGCAAAGACCGCCTACTCCAAAGAAGTGGGCTCACTGAATGCGAAACTAAACCTCGCCCTCAGGAACGCCCCCCTCGAAAGACAAGCCCAGGTCCTGGCGAACGCCACCTTCTCTGCCAAGAAGAGAGCGAATCCAGACATGGATCCTGCTGAGACCAAGAAGATCAAGGCACAAGCCCTTGCTGAAGCCCGTTCTCGTACCGGCGCCAAGAAGGCACAGATCGAGATCGATGACAACGAATGGGCTGCTATTCAGGCTGGCGCTATCAGTACCAACAAGCTGAGCCAGATCCTACAGAATGCTAATCTTGAGCAAGTGAAGAAGCTGGCTACTCCTAAGTCTGATCTGCTGATGTCTAGCAGTAAGACCAATAGAGCTAAGGCCATGCTTGCATCAGGCTACACACAGGCAGAGGTAGCAGATGCATTGGGTGTATCAGTAACCACACTGAAGAAGGGATTGAGTGGTGAGTGAAAGCATGCTGACTACTGTTGACAATCCTTATGATCCATTCACTCAGTATGAAGAGTGGTATGCATTCGACCTACGTGCTGGTTACCATAGCACTGAGTTGCTTGCAAGGATTGTGATTACTTCAGATGAGTTATCAGATGCGGATCAGAGTCTTGCTATTGAGTTAGCGATCGATGAGATCGTTCGAGAGAATGTCTCTGGAATGCACAAGAAAGTTACTGCATCTGATGTGTCATCGAATTCTTCTTGAGACTGAGGGGAATTCTTCAAGGAGGGGGAGGGGGGTCTCGCAGAATGGACCCCCCTCCTGCATCGCGCGGCTCCTAAAAAATGCCCCGCGGGAGTTTTTTCCTCAAACAAACTACCTCGGTACTCGACTGGGAAGGAGTTAAAGTATGGTTGCGCGTCGAAGAAGTGATGACGAAGCTCCTCGCAATCCGCGGCCACCCGCTACGACTCCTCAGGCTCGAGAGAATCAGATGGTTTCGCTGGCCTACGACCTCGCTGAGAAGCGAATGGAAGCCGGCACAGCCTCCGCGCAGGAGGTTACACATTTTCTGAAGCTTGGTTCCTCGCGCGAGTACCTCGAACAAGAGCGTCTGCGAAACGAGAATCTGTTGACTCAAGCCAAGATCGAACTCATGGCTTCGCAGCAGCGCCAAGAAGAGCTTATTGCCGACGCGTTGAACGCTATGCGTGGGTATCAAGGGCTTCCGGCGCCGGAGGACTACGATGACTACGAAGATTAGGACTTATTCAGAACTGATCAAGTCCTCGACCTTCGAAGAGCGATTCAAGTACCTCGCATTAAGAGGTGGGGTTGGTGATCAAACCTTTGGGTTCGATCGCTACATCAATCAGATGTTTTATGCCTCTGCTGAGTGGAAAAGAATCCGCCAACACGTCATTCTCCGAGACAATGGTTGTGATCTTGGGGTTGATGGCTACGAGATTCATAATCGGTTGTACGTTCACCACATGAATCCAATGGAACCGGAAGATGTGTTCGAGGGAAATCTCAGCATTCTCGATCCGGAGTTCCTCATCACAACCTGCCACACGACCCACAACGCTATTCACTACGGAGACGAGAGGCAACTCCCAAAACCGCTTGTTGAGCGTAAACGTGGGGACACGAAACTCTGGTGACCAACGGAAGGAGGACCATGGGTATCAACAACATCGAGGCCCTCATCAACGACAGCGTCGCCGAGAGCCACGACGACACCGATGTGCCGGCTGCTCTCGAACGAGAGACGCACGACGGCTCTGGTGATCTGACCGAGCTGCCGCCGAGTGACTTCGAGGAGGACGAGTGACTGCCACGATTGCTTACGACCAGCCGGTCGCCAACTACATCGATGCACTCAGTCGAACCGGTCACGTCACGCACAGCAAGTACAAGAAGACGTCGGTGACTTTCCACCACAACGGTGGACGTCTGTCATTGGCTGGCATTCTGGAAGTCTGGAAGACTCGGCCGGCTTCGGCTCACTTCCAGTCGGACAGCGCCGGCCGCATCGGGCAGTATGTCGACGTCAACGAGTACGCCTGGGCCACGGGGAACACGCAGGGCAACTGCTACTCGATCTCGATCGAGATGGCAGACAAGACTCTCGCCCCCAACTGGGAGGTCGACCCAGTCACATGGCGCTCTGGCGCTCGACTCGCCGGCTGGCTTTTCGTCCACGTGATCAAGGCCGCTCCGACTCGCGAGAATGTCTTCGTCCATCATCACTGGAAGTCGACAGACTGTGCCGGACCGTACATCGATCGAATCTTCAACGACCTCCTTGCGGAGGTCCAGACCTGGTACGGCATCTTCCTTCGCGGAACGACGCCAGCCAAGCCCACCGTACCCACCGATGATTGGGAGGCCATCATGGCTCTGTTCAACAGCAAGGCCGAGTTCGAAGAGTCCATCGCCAAGGGTGTCGAGGAAGGCAACGATCGGTACTGGGCTCGCTTCTACAAGACCGGATCGGGCACCGGCTCGACCATTCGGTCCGAGGTCAACGCCGGCCTCAAGGCGATCGTCGACGCCATCCGTGGCGCCAAGACCAGCTGACCACAACCGTCAAAATGGTAGGTACCTGAGGAGGTGACCACATGACCGACAGCATCCTCACTAGCATCAAGAAGAATCTTGGCATCGACGAGGCTTACGAAGTCTTCGATCCTGACATTCTGATCTACATCAACTCGGCGTTCTCCACTCTGACACAGCTCGGGGTGGGTCCCGCCGAGGGCTTCATGATCGAGGACAAAGCAGACACGTGGGACACCTTCCTCGGTACCGACCCTCGACTCAACGCGGTCAAGACATACGTCCAGTTGCGGGTCAAGATGCTTTTCGATCCACCGCAGACGTCTTACCTGATCGAGGCCATGAAGCAACAGATCCAAGAACACGAATGGCGTCTCAACGTTTACGTGGAGCACACCATTTGGACGGATCCTGATCCGGTGATCGTCAGTGATTGATCTCGAGAAGGAATACGGATCTCTCCTGGACTTGATCGCCGAGCATTTGGATAGCGAAGAGCTTCTGCATTTCGGCGTCAAGGGGATGAAGTGGGGCGTTCATAAGGAGCGCCCTGCTTCTGTTCTCCAACAGCTCGGTCCATCGACGATTGAACGGACGACAGCCAAAGGTGAGAAGATCACCCTATCGCAGTCCCCGCCGAATCGCCTGAATGAATGGTTAGGTCGGCACAGCGAGGCCTATCGAAAAGAATTCGCTAGTGCCGCCTACTTCACCATCAAAGACAAAGACGGCAAAGCCGTCGGCGATGCTGCAGTCCAAAAGCGAAGCAAAGATGAGTTATACCTTTCTTGGTTGGGTATAGACAAATCGGCTCGCGGTAAGGGCTATGCCACAGCGGTGATGAAAGCATCTGAAGAATTCGGAAGCAAGGAGGGCTTCAAGAAGTTGACCCTCGAGGTTCCCGGAAACTCTCCTGATGCTCGTCATATCTACGAGAAGCTCGGTTTCAAAGTTGTCGAGGAATCGAAAAGCGGAAAGAAAGATCCTGTTTGGGGAGGTTTGTCCAAGATGGAGTACACGTTCGACAACGTGAAGCATGCCGACCCTTCCCGTCTGGAACTTGTCGTAGTTGCCATCCCCCGGGAGGATGACTACGTTTGGAAAGTTTCAAGCGAGCCGGTTCCTCATATGACTCTGCTTTATTTGGGTCAGGTTGACTGGTCGCCGGAACAGATCCAAAATGTTTCGCTGTTCATCCAACACGCTGCGTCCCAACTCCATCGGTTCTGGATGTCTGTCGATCGCCGGGGAACACTCGGTGCTCAAGAAGCAGATGTCTTGTTCTTCGACAAGGGAATCAACAACAAGCTGTTGGATCGGTTCCGAACCAATCTTCTGGTAGATAGGGACATCAGTACCGCCTATCAATCAGCCACGCAGTACGATCAGTGGACACCACACCTGACGCTGGGCTATCCCGAGACGCCGGCCAAGCCGGATACTCGAGACTTCGGTTTCAATGGTGTGGAGTTCGACAAGATCGCTCTCTGGACGAGCGATTCCGACGGCCCTACGTTCCAGCTGAAGTCGTGGGCCGATGACGAACTGGAGGTCGCAATGTCCGATATCCAACGGGGCACCGATCTCGAGGCTGTCCTCGAACACCACGGTGTCAAGGGCATGAAGTGGGGTCAACACAAGAAGTCTCGTCAAACCGAGGCGACTTCACATGATGCTGCTCGAGTCGGAGACATCAAGACTCGCGTCAAGACCCAGAAGACCACCAAGATTCTGAGCAACCAGGAGCTTCGTGACGCTCTGGATCGAATGAGACTGGAGCAAGAATTCTCGAAGCTCTCTGGCGGGCTCGACAAGACTCGAATCCAGAAGTCGAAGGAGTTCGTCGCCAAACTTCTGATCGATACGGGGAAGCAGTCTGCCGATCAGGCAGTCAAGACCAAGGCTCGCACTCTCGTTGACGAAGCAGTCAAGAAGGCGAAGTAGAAGGGAGGGTAGCGATGGGACTGTCGAACACCGCGACGCCGATCTATTACGGTCGGTTCCGTGATGCGGTTATTCGTGGCGAAATTCCGGTAAATCGGGAGATCGCAATGGAGATGAACCGGATCGACGCTCTCATCGCGAACCCGAACATCTACTACGACGATCAAGCGATTGAAGGTTTTATTCTGTACGCCGAAGGTGAGCTCACACTTACCGATGGTGCAGATTTACACTTGCTAGATAGCTTCAAGGTATGGGCCGAGCAGATATTTGGTTGGTTCTACTTCGTTGATCGCCAAGTTTACGTCCCAGGTAAGAATGGGGCAAGTGGTCACTATGTAGAGAAGCGCGTCAAGAAGCGATTGACGACTAAGCAGTATTTGATCGTCGCTCGAGGTGCTGCTAAGTCGATGTATGCTTCGCTCATTCAGAACTATTTCTTGAATGTCGACACTTCGACCACCCATCAGATCACAACTGCGCCGACAATGAAGCAGGCTGACGAAGTTATGTCACCTATCCGTACTTCTATCACGCGCGCACGCGGGCCTCTGTTTCGGTTTCTGACAGAGGGATCTTTGCAGAACACAACCGGATCAAGAGCCAACCGCGTTAAGTTGGCCTCGACAAAGAAAGGCGTCGAGAACTTCCTAACCGGTTCGCTCCTCGAGATTCGTCCCATGGCAATCAACAAACTTCAGGGTTTGCGCCCGAAGGTTTCGACGATTGACGAATGGCTCTCAGGAGATCTACGCGAGGATGTTGTTGGTGCCGTCGAACAGGGTGCTTCTAAGCTTGACGATTACTTGATTGTGGCCATTAGCTCAGAGGGAACTGTGCGAAATGGTTCCGGCGACACCATCAAAATGGAGCTCGCAGACATTCTCAAGGGTGAGTACAACGCCCCTCATATTTCGATCTGGCATTACAAGCTGGACGAACTTGAGGAGGTTGCCGATCCGGCGATGTGGCCAAAGGCTAACCCGAACATCGGCAAGACCGTCACTTACGAGACATATCAGCTCGATGTTGAACGGGCAGAGAAGGCGCCGGCCTCTCGGAATGATATCCTGGCCAAGCGGTTTGGTATTCCGATGGAAGGCTATACCTACTTCTTCACGTATGAGGAGACTCTACCTCATCGCCCCCAGAAGTTCTGGGGTATGCCTTGTTCTCTGGGCGCCGACCTGTCTATGGGTGATGACTTCTGCGCGTTCACGTTTCTCTTTCCATTGCGCGGTGAAAAATTCGGTGTTAAGACTCGGAGCTACATTACTGAGTTGACTCTGATGAAACTTCCGGGTGCGCTTAGGGCTAAGTATGACGAATTCATCAAAGAAGGCAGCCTTCACGTTATGAGTGGCACCGTTCTTGACGTGGGCGGAGAGGTCTACGACGATGTAGAGCGTCATATTCAAGAATTTGAGTATGATGTTCGATCGTTTGGGTTCGATCCATACAACGCAAAAGAATTCGTCACTCGTTGGGAAGCCGAGAATGGGCCGTACTACATCGAGAAAGTAATTCAGGGTGCTCGGACCGAATCGGTCCCCTTGGGTGAACTCAAGATTCTTGCTTCGGAGCGGATGCTCATATTCGACGAAGCCTTGATGACCTTCACGATGGGTAATGCCATCACCTTGGAGGACACCAACGGCAACCGGAAGCTTCTAAAGCGCCGGCAAGACGAGAAGATCGACAACGTGGCAGCCATGATGGATGCTTACGTCGCTTACAAGGCCCACAAGGAGGCTTTCGAATGACAGAGTTCGTAGGCGCCGAAAAGCCGAGTCTCGATGAGCTCGTGCATGCCGGCAACAAACAGCGCGAGCTCGAGGGTCAGAAGAATCTGATCCAGCCCGGCAAAACCACGATCAAGGAGCTCCTTGATCAACACGGTGGCGACAAGTGGAACGCCAGCGAGCACTGATCAACCACTAATCGCTCAGGAAGGAGGTGACTCATGGGCAAATTCATGGATCGGTTGTCGCACGCGTGGAATGCCTTCGCTCGTCCTGATCTGGAAGTAACAAACCAGTTCAGTTACGGAAGTGCAAGCTTCGAGGGCCGTCCACATGTGCAGCGAACGAATTGGACGAATGAGCGCTCGATCGTCAGTTCCATCCTGACTCGTATCAGTATCGACGTTGCTTCGGCAACGATTCGGCACGTCCGAGTTGACGATGAAGATCGTTTTCTCGAGGAGATTCCAAGCAATCTGAACAACTGCTTGCGGGTAGAAGCAAACCTCGACCAAGCTGCGTCTGCATTTCTCCAAGACATCGCATACACGACGCTTGACAAGGGCGTGGCCGCGATCGTTCCTGTCGACACGACGCTAGACCCCAAAGTTTCGGGTGGATACGACATCAACACGATGCGTGTCGGCAGAATCATCAACTGGTACCCCCGGCACATCAAGGCTGAGGTCTACAACGATCATCCGGACAAGGGTATTCGGGAGGACATAACGCTTGCGAAGAGTTTGGTCGCGATTGTTGAGAACCCGCTATATCCGGTCATGAACGAGCAGAATTCGATGCTTCAGCGACTGATTCGGAAGCTCAATCTTCTGGACCAGGTCGATGAGGTGGCTGCGTCGGGCAAACTCGACATGATCATTCAGCTTCCTTACGTCATCAAGTCCGCCGCCCGCCGAGAGGCAGCCGAGCAACGACGCAAGGACATCGAGTTCCAGCTGAAAGGCAGCCAGTACGGCATCGCCTACACGGATGGAACCGAGAAGATCACTCAGCTCAACCGACCGGCCGAGAACAACCTGCTGAAGGAGATCGAGTATCTCACAGCCATGGTTTACGGCCAGCTTGGTTTGACCGAAGAGGTGATGAACGGAACGGCCGACGAGAAGGTCATGCTGAACTACCACAACAGGACCGTCGAACCGATTCTCAACGCCATTGTCGAAGCCATGAGACGATCCTTCTTGACCAAGACGGCTCGTTCTCAGAAACAATCGATCCTGGCTTACCGAGACCCGTTCAAGCTCGTCCCGATCAACGACATCGCGGAGATCGCGGACAAGTTCACTCGGAATGAGATCTTGTCTTCCAACGAGATCCGTCAGTTCATCGGTGTTCGCCCCTCGCGGGATCCGAAGGCTGATCAACTCCGAAACAGCAACATGCCGCAGCCAACCGACACAGCCACGCAGCAGAACCCAGCCGATCAACCGGCAAATGGGGCAGCCGATCCGGTCATGCAAGACGCCTTTGCGAGCCTCAACGCCAGTTTGGACGGGGTGTTCGCTGATCTGGGTGTAACCAATGGCTGATCTGCCGTACAACCCTCAAAAGGCGCACGAGTACTACCTTCGAACCAGACAGCTAAAGGGTCGAGCTACCGGAGTCATAAAGCCGCCGGCGCCAGTCAACAAAACGGCGATAGCCCGAGCCACGGCAGTAAAGAAAGCTGTGGTGGCCAAGCCGAAGGTCAAGACTCGTGCTCAGCATCGACGTGAAGTCGAAGCGCAGGTTGCTGCTTTCGAGAATCGTATCGCTCGCTTGCGAGAAACTCTGCAAGCGATGGTCGCCGCGGCAAAAGCTCGATCAGGCGTCAAGCCGACCAGCACTCCAGCTGCCAAAAGCTCGAGTCAGTCGACCACGGCGAAGGGTGGATCCTCGTCTAAGCTCACGGCAAAGCAAAAGGCCGACGCGGCCAAGCGAGCCAAGGCTTACTACGAGAAACACAAGGGCGATACTCCCGAAAAGCAACTTGCCGATCTCAAAGCTAAGGTCGTAGACCTCGAAGCGAAGATCAAAGAGTTCAAAGCCCAAGCGGATGCAGCAGCATCTGCTCGAAAGAAACATGGCGGCTCCGTCGGAGTCAGCTCCAAAACCATCAATGGAAGGAGTCGGTCAAAATGACAGTAGCTGACTTCAGTGGCTACGTCACCAAGGCCAATCTCAAGTGCTCCGACGGCCGCACCATCATGCCCGAAGCGTTCAAGCACATGGACGGCATGCAGGTTCCGCTGGTGTGGCAACACGGCCACAAGGAGCCGGGGAATGTCCTCGGTCACACGCTGCTCGAGGTTCGTGAGGACGGCGTTTACGGTTACGGTTTCTTCAACGACACCGCTTCCGGCAAGAACGCCAAGGCCCTCGTCGAGCACAAGGACATCAGCGCGCTTTCGATCTTCGCCAACCAATTGGTGGAGCGTTCGAAGCAGGTGTTCCACGGCGTCATTCGTGAGGTCAGTCTGTGCCTCGCTGGTGCCAACCCGGGCGCGTTCATCGAGAACGTGACGATCGCTCACGCTGACGGTTCGTTCGACGAACTGGACGACGCGGCGCTCATCAGCTTCGGTCTCCCTCTCGAACACGCCGACAAGGAGTTCGACGCGGAAGAGATCGAGCACGCCAACCAGACGGTCGCCGACATCTACAACACGCTCTCGCAGGAGCAGAAGGATGTCGTCAACTACCTGATCGGAGCCGCGCTGGACAGCGCTGCAACCGACAACGCCGCGCACTCTGACGGCGACAACGACGGTGACAACACCGACGAGAACACCGACGACAACGACGGTGCCAACACCGACGAGGGCGACCTCGAACACCAGGAAGGAACCCACATGAACGTCTTCGAGTCCCAGGGCGCCGGCGGCGGGCAGCAGGGCGGCACGCTGCAGCACTCGGTGTCCCGCGAGGATGTCCGCGGCATCATCCAGTCGATGATCAAGACCGGCGGCACGCTGAGCCACGCGGTCGAGCAGTACGCGCTGAGCCACGGCATCGAGAACCTGGATCTCCTGTTCCCGGACGCCAAGACCATCACCAACACCCCCGAGTTCGACAAGCGTCGCACCGAGTGGGTGGCCGGCGTCCTCGGCGGGACCAGCAAGACCCCCTTCGCCAAGGTCAAGTCGCTCGTGGCGGACATCACCATGGACGAGGCGCGTGCGCTGGGCTACATCAAGGGCAACCTGAAGAAGGAAGAGTTCTTCAGCCTGTCGGCCCGTGAGACCGGCCCCACCACGATCTACAAGAAGCAGAAGCTCGACCGCGACGACGTGATCGACATCACCGACTTCGACATTGTCGCGTGGATGAAGGCCGAGATGCGGCTCATGCTGGAGGAGGAAATCGCGCGCGCGATCCTCATCGGCGACGGTCGTCCGGTGGAGGACCCGAACAATGCGGGTCAGCCGAACCCGGACAAGATCAAGGACCCGGCTGCGGCGACCAGCGGCGACGGTCTGCGCTCCATCCTGCACGAGCACGAGCTGTACGCCACCACCATCACGGCTCCGATCGCCAACGACTCGACGGCCTACCAGGGCCTGGTCGAGGAGATCATGCTCGGCATGGAGTTCTACAAGGGGACGGGTACCCCGACGTTCTACACCACGCGCAAGACCCTGACCAAGATGCTCCTGTCGAAGGACTCCATGGGCCGGCGTCTGTGGCGTACCGCGGCCGATCTGGCCGCCGAGATGGGTGTCGACTCGATCGTCCCCGTCGAGGTGATGGAAGGCGAAGCCGCCAACGGTCTGGTCGGCATCATCGTCAACCTGTCGGACTACAACGTCGGCACCAACCGCGGTGGCGAGGTCACGTTCTTCGACGACTTCGACATCGACTACAACCAGCTGAAGTACCTGGGTGAGACCCGTCTCTCCGGTGCGCTGGTGAAGATCAAGTCGGCGCTCATCGTCCGTTCCGTGGCCTCCGGTACCACCCTGGTGAAGCCGACCGCCCCGACCTTCGTGAACTCCACGGGCGTCGTGACGATCCCGACCCAGACCGGCACCATCTACAAGAACAAGGACACGGGCGCCACCCTGACCGCTGGTGCGCAGAGCGCTCTGGCCGTCGGTGCGACGCTGAACGTCCACGCGGTCCCGGCCTCGTCCTCGTATTACTTCGAGAACAGCGAGGTCGACGACTGGAGCTTCACCCGCAGCTGATCCACCAGGCTCAGGAGGATCAGTCAAAATGGCAAAGTTCTACGGTGAAATCGGCTACGGCGAGTCTGTAGAGAAAGCACCGGGCGTGTATGCGGACGACATTACCGAAAGGAAGTACTACGGCGATGTCGTCCGCAACACGCGGAAGTTGATTGACGGAACTGACGTCAACAGCGACCTTTCGGTCAACAACTCCATCAGCATCGTCGCGGATGCGTACGCAAACGAACACTTCTTTGCCATTCGATACATTCGTTGGATGGGTAGCCTGTGGGTCGTCTCTGATGTCGACGTGCAGGCTCCCCGCCTAATCCTTCGTTTGGGGGGTGTCTACAATGGCCCAACGGCGGCTTGAATTGCAGGCAGCTCTTGAGGAATGTGCTGGCAATAGTAATGTATATTTCCAGCCCCCTGAGAATGTGAAGATGCAGTATCCGGCAATCGTCTACGCAAAGGCCTTGTCGAATACTCAGTTCGCGGACAACGCTCCATATCGACGGATGATTCGGTACACCGTTACCGTCATCGATCAGGACCCGGACAGCCCGATTCCTGACAAGGTTGCTGACCTTCCCATGTGTACTCACTCGAGATCATATGCGGCAAAGCAACTCCATCACGACGTCTTCGACGTGTATTTCTGAAAGGAACCACAATGACGCAGCTCGTGTGGGACCAGGTCGGCCAGCGTGTCTACGAGACCGGTGTCGACCACGGCGTCCTGTACATCCCGAACAACCTCGGTGTCTACGAGAACGGCTACGCGTGGAACGGTCTGACGACCGTCACCGAGTCGCCCTCCGGCGCCGAGGCCAACCCGCAGTACGCGGACAACATCAAGTACCTGAACCTCCTGTCGGCCGAGGAGTTCGGTGCGACCATCGAGGCGTTCACCTACCCGGACGAGTTCGCGCAGTGCGACGGTTCGGTGGAGCCGCAGCCCGGTGTGATCATCGAGCAGCAGCCGCGGAAGACCTTCGGGTTCTCCTACCGGACCAAGGTCGCGAACGACCTGAACCCGGAGGCCGGCTACAAGCTCCACGTCGTGTACGGTGCCCTGGCGGCCCCGTCCGAGAAGGCCCGGGCCACGGTCAACGACTCCCCCGAGGCGGTGGCATTCTCCTGGGATGTCACCACGTCCCCGGTACCGGTCACCGGCTACAAGCCGACCGCCCACATGGTCTTCAACTCGACGAAGGTCGGGGCCGCCGGCCTCGCTGCCCTCGAGCAGGCGCTGTACGGCACCTCGGGTGCGGACCCGCACCTGCCGACTCCGGATGAGATCCTGGCGATGTTCGCCGGCTCGGTGACCACGGTGGAAACCGTCGCCCCGACCTACAACGCGAGCACCGACATCATCACCATCCCGACCGTCACCGGCGTGGAGTACTACGTCAACGGCGAGCTGGTCACCGGCACCGTCGGCCCGATCACCGCGGACACCGTGGTCACCGCCCGTCCGGCGGCCGGCTACAAGTTCACCCCGGAGTCGGACGACGACTGGACCATCAACTTCGCCTGATCCCTCCCCCAGAAAGGAGACGAGAGAATGCTTACCCTCCTGGTTCCAATGACCCCTGAAGGATTCGACGAATCGAAGAACGAATTCGTGCAGCCCGAGTTCTTTTCATTGGAGCTCGAGCATTCTCTCGTCTCTCTTTCAAAATGGGAGTCATTCTTCGAGAAGCCGTTCATTCATACCGAAGAGAAGACTTCGGAAGAGACACTTTGGTATGTAGCAGCGATGATTACGACCAAAAATCTTCCGGAGGGAATTCTCCAGCAGCTTTCCAAAGAGCACTTTGACGAGATCAACGAGTACATCGGCGCAAAGATGACTGCAACGTGGTTTGCCGACGAAGGAAAGAGTCACTCTCGAGAAGTGATTACTGCTGAGATCATCTACTACTGGATGATCAGTCTGCAGATCCCGATGGAGTGTCAACACTGGCACTTGAATCGTCTATTGACCCTCGTCAAGGTGATCAACCAGAAGAATGCACCGCCCAAAAAGATGAGTGGTGCAGAAGCAGCAGCGGAACGCCGTGCACTCAACGCAAAGCGCCGCGCCCAGTACGGAACTAAGGGCTGAGAGGAGGCAACGACGTGGCACAACTTACTTGGGACTCGGTAGGCGAACGGTTCTATGAACTCGGCGTCGATCGTGGCGTTCTTTACGTCGACAACGCGGGCTATGCCTGGAGTGGACTGGTTTCGATTGACGAAGCTCCTACGGGGGGCGACGCTCAACCTTTCTACATCGACGGAGAGAAGTATTTGAATCTGGCGGCTCGAGAAGAGTTCGAAGCCACCATCAACGCCTACTTCAGTCCCGAAGAATTCGATCAATGCGATGGTGTACAAGCTGCAGCCCCCGGGCTCCTCGCCACTCAGCAGCGTCGAAAGACTTTCGGTTTGAGTTACCGAAGCAAGATCGGTAATGACGTAGATGGCCAGGATCACGGCTACAAGATCCATATCGTCTACAACGCTTTGGTGTCGCCTTCACAGAGAACTCGATCGACGATCAACGACAACGTCGACGTTCCTGTGTTGAGCTGGCCCATCACGACCAAGCCCGTTCCGGTTCCCGGCATGATGCGTACTGCGCATTTCGTCATCGATTCAACCGAAGCCGGGCCCACAGCCCTCAGTACCGTCGAGGATATTCTCTACGGAACTACTTCGACACCAGCTTCTCTACCAACAGTCCAGGATCTCATCGATATCTTCTCCAGCTCGGAGGAGTTTGTCGTTACGGATCTCGGTGGCGGAGAATGGCGCATCGAAGGCTCCACGAAGGCGATTGCTTTCATCGGTACGGGGCAGTACCAGATCACACACGACACGGTAGTTCCGATCGATGCGGACAGTACCGAGATCAGTTCTGCATAGAAAAGGAGTTCCACATGGCTACCGTTATCGTGTACGACCGAGACAAAGTCTTGGAGCTCACGGGCGCAGCTGTTACCGGTGCAAGCATCAACAACTCGGGACAGCTGTCTCTCGAGCGTCAAGCACTGGATCCGATCAATCTCTCGATCAACGTACCGAAGATCACTGTGGACAGTCTCATGTCCACCACACCGTTCTATATCGCACACCGTGGATCCGGCGACGAGGCCCCTGAGCACACACTCGAGGCATATCGGTACGCGGTCGCTGCAGGAGCGAAGGCACTCGAGATTTCTGTTCAATTGACGGCTGATGGCGTCTTGGTCTGCTTCCACGACACCGATATTTCCCGAATGACGGGTCTGACCGGTGCTATTGCCGACTACACCTACGCGCAGCTGAAGAACGCCGTCTTTGTTAAGGGTCAGGCGCTTCTCGGGCAGGGCTGGAAAGACGTCGAGATCCCGCTCTTCGGCAAGGTCATCGAGGAGTTCTACAACAACGTCGTTCTCTTCGTGGAGCCGAAGACCACCGACGCGGCTGCTCCGCTCCAGGCGCTTCTGCTTTCCCTTCAGAACGCCCCGCTCTCTGTAGTCTACAAGTCGCATTTTCAGGCAACTTCGGGCTTGGCCTGGGCGAAGGCGAACGGTTTCCGCACCTGGGCCTACATCGATCCGACGAGCACGTCGGCTCAGATGGACGCTGCAGACGTCTCTGTCGACTACTGGGGCGTCCCGCACACTTCGACAGACGCTCAGATCACCATGGCCGTCAATCACCTGCCGATCAAGCCGGTGATCGTCTGGGAAGTGCATCGTCGCAGTCAGCGAGATCACTACAACGTCCTCGGCGTCAAGGGCATGATGACTTCCGGCTTCCGGTATGTCACACGCACTACCGCGATGATGAAGAAGTCGAATTTCGGTCTCCAGATCGCAGCTCCAGGTAACATCACGGTCGGAAACAACAGCGCCACCGAAGCTCTGAAGTTCGGCGCCGCATCGGACGTATATTGGACCCAGCAACCGAACCGATCGGTTGTCATGGGCGCCATGTGCCCCATTCCGGCCACCACGTACACCATCAAGTTCGACATGATGTTCCCGGTCATTCCGGCAGCCTCTTTGCACGCCGGTATCGCGTTCGGGAAGCTTTCGGATGACGTGTACACCTTCGGATCGGCAAATGCCTCCGGGGGATATCACGTATTGATCCGAGACGACGGCGACCTACAGCTCTATACGCATGCTGCCGGTGTCGGTTCGGGCACGCAGATCGGCGCTTCGAACAACGGCGCCCCAGATCCTGCCAACCCTGTTGCCGGCGTCTGGATGTCCTACAACGTGGTCGTCACGCCCACCAACATCACCGTGAACCGTACAGACGTCGCGAAGAGCTTTGTCGTTGCGGACACGACCTACCGCGGTGGATATTTCCACCTGTTGGCCGGCAACACGACCAACACAGCCGCCATCGCGCATTTCCGGAACGTCGAAGTCGTCTACTGAGAAAGGAGCCCTCATGGGCGCTATATCTATAGTGTCAAAGGGCGATCTCAGCAAGACCGAGGCGTTCTTGCGACGGATGGACAAGTTCGACATTCGTCCTTTGCTGGAAGCAGGCGCTCAGCAAGGCGTGAAGGCTTTGGCCGCTGCCACACCCAAGGATTCTGGATTGGCTTCAGATTCTTGGGGCTACAAAATCTCCGGGGGGAAATTCTACGTAACCATTGTGTGGACCAACCACGATGTCGAAAATGGCTTCCCTGTAGCGATCATGCTGCAGTACGGCTACGGCACCGGTACCGGCGGTTATGTACAGGGTGAGGATTACATAAACCCTGCGATTCGTCCCATATTTGACCAGATCGCCGAGAAGGTATGGAAGGCGGTGACATCCGCATGAGCAATAGCATTGACAGTCGCATTGTCCAGATGAAATTCGATCGATCCGACTTTGCGAGGGGTGTCGCCGCCACCCTGAAAGACCTCGACAACCTCAAGAAGGGGTTGAAGCTCGAGGGGGCAACCAAGGGGCTTGACCAGCTCAACGCAAAGGCCGGCCATCTCAATCTGAGTGGTGTGGCCAACGGAATTGGTTCCGTAACGTCCAAGCTAGGTGCCATGGGCACTCTTGGTGTTGCTGCACTGGCATCTATCGCTGTCAAGGGCGTGCAAGTCGGTGCCCAGCTGGTCAACTCCTTGGCGCTCGGCCCTCTCAAGGCTGGTCTGCAAGAATACGAGACGAACCTCAACTCGATTCAGACGATCCTGGCGAACACCGGTCTCGAGGGTAAAAACGGCCTTCAGCAAGTCAATGGTGCTCTGCAGGAACTGAACACCTACTCCGACAAGACGATCTATAACTTCTCGGAGATGGCTCGAAACATCGGCACCTTCACGGCTGCCGGTATCGACCTGAAGACTTCGACAGCAGCCATCAAGGGTATCGCCAACCTGGCTGCTATTTCTGGTTCGAGCGCCGAGCAGGCGTCCACCGCGATGTACCAGCTCTCTCAAGCCATGGCTGCCGGTAAGGCAACTCTGGTCGACTGGAACTCGGTCGTCAACGCGGGTATGGGTGGAAAGGTCTTCCAGGAAGCCCTGAAGGACACTGCTCGAACGCAGGGTGTCGCGATCGACGACATCATCAAGAAGAACGGCAGCTTCCGAGACAGTCTGCAAGAGGGCTGGCTGACTACCAAGGTCCTGACGGCTACCCTCCAGAAGTTCACGGGCGATATGAACGCCCAGCAGCTCAAGTCCCTCGGATACACGGATGCGCAGATCAAGGCCATCCTCAAGATGGGCAAGACTGCTCAGGATGCAGCGACCAAGGTCAAGACCGTTTCCCAGTTGATTGGAACTCTCCAAGAAGCTGCGGGCTCAGGATGGTCTCAGACTTTCCAGCTGCTGTTCGGTGATTTCGACGAGGCTCGGACGCTGTTCACTGGTCTTAGTAATACGCTGGGTGGCTTCATCCAGTCCTCGTCACAGGCCCGTAACAAGGTTCTCGGCGACTGGAAGGCCCTAGGCGGCCGTACGGTTCTTATTCAGGGCATCGCCATTGCGTTCAACAACGTGATGGATGTCTTGACTCCGATCAAGAAAGCATTCCGGGATATTTTCCCGGCAACCACCGGTAAGCAGTTGTTCGCTCTGACCCAGGCTTTCACCAAGCTGATGGGACAGATGCGTCTCGGCGAAGACACGATGAACAATATTCGGAGAACATTCCGAGGGTTGTTCGCGATTGTCGACATCGGGATTCAGGTTCTTAAGGGAATCGGAAACATCCTGTTGACCGTCTTCAAGTCGTTTTCCGGAGGGTCCGGTGGGATTCTCGAGTTCACCGGAAACATGGGAGACTGGCTTGTAGCGCTGGACAAGGCAATCAAGAAGGGTCAAGGATTCCAAGACTTCTTCAAGAACATCGGTAAGGCTATCGCCGGCGCCGTTCAGTTCGTGAAGAGTTTCATTGGCGTCATTGTCGACCTGGTCAAGAACATCGGCCATCTGGACGTTGGCTCTGTTGGCGATATTTTCACCAAGAGGTTTGCTCCTTTGAGCAAGCTGGGTGGGGCTATCTCCAAGGTTTGGTCGAAGATCATCGGTGTTCTTGGCCGAGTCTTCAAGGTATTCACGCCTTTGGCTGATCTGTTCTCGAAGTTCTTCAGTGATCTGGGGACCTCCATCTCGGACGGTATCTCCGGCGTTGACTACAACCATATCTTGGATGGAATCAACACAGGACTGCTCGCCGGTCTTGTGCTGCTCTTCAAGAAGTTCCTTTCCGGTGGAATCAACATCGACATCGGCAAGGGTGTATTCGGGACGATCAAGGACGCGTTCGAGGGTCTAACCGGAGTTATGTCTGCCATGCAGACGCAGCTCAAGGCGAATGCTCTCATCAAGATCGCTGGAGCGATCGCACTTCTGACGGTTTCTGTCGTTGCGTTGTCGCTGATCGACCCCAAGAAGCTCACTTCGTCTCTCACAGGACTGAGCGTCATGTTCACCCAGCTCTTGGGTGCCATGGCCATTTTCGAGAAGATTACAGCAACCAAGGGCTTCATCAAGATGCCCTTCTTGATCACGTCGATGATCGGTCTGGCTATCGCCGTCGATCTCCTCGCGATCGCTGTGGGTAAGTTGGCCAAGCTCGATTGGCAGCAGCTCGCCAAGGGTCTCACAGGCACAGCGGTGCTTCTGGGCTCGTTGGCGCTGTTCACCAGGTTCTCAGGTGCAAATGTCGGCGGCGGAGCAAGCCTC